GGGGCGAGATGCAGACGATCGGCACGTATGGCAGATGACGCGCGGTACGCCGTTGCTCGTGATTGACGATCTCGGCGGCGAGTACGTAGACGACAAAGGTTGGTTTGTTAAGGCGTTCAATGCGCTGGTTGACTACCGATACGGGTCGAAGCTCAAGACCATCATCACGACCAACCTAGAAGCGGCGCGGTTCAAGGAAACCTATGGCGAGCGCGTTACCGATCGCATTCGCGAGGCTGGCGCGTGGCGAAACCTAGGCGGCGCGAGCGTCAGGAGGAAAGTGTCATGACCGTCCAAATCCATCAACACGCAGCCGGCCCGTGTGCCTGCGGTGAAGTCGGGTGGCTCTACTCGCTAACCGACGGGCCGCGCAAGTGCCGTCTTTGCATCAAAGCCGCGTTGGTGCCGCGTGGCCACTGCGATACCGAGCGAGACGAGATGCGCCACGATGCGCAGGCGGCGATTAGGCGTCGTCGGCATCGAATGAAGCGCATGAGCGGAGACGTGTGTATCGACTGCGGGCGCGCAAAGGATCGCGTTGGCCTTCGGTGCTGTCGGTGCAACTCGCGCAAGAACGATTTACAGCGTCAGCAACGGATGTGGAGGACTGCGTGAAACCGATCAATCCTGTCAAAAGAAAACCGAACTTCAGCGCAACGTGCGTTAGGTGTAACTCTCCGTTCGAGAGATACATACCTCCAAAGCATCCAAAGCCGAAGTCGTGCAGTCGTGAGTGCTACTACCTGGCAAGGAAAGAAAACAAGAAACCCGTGCAGTATGGTCCGTTTCCTCTTGGTCAAAAGAAACACGGGATGTTTGGAACGCCAGAATACATTTGCTGGTCTGGTATGATTCAAAGGTGCACGAACCCAAACGATAGGGGTTACGTCAACTACGGCGCTAGAGGGATCATGGTGTGCGATCCGTGGAGGGTTTCTTTTGAAAACTTCTTCGCCGATATGGGAACTAGGCCGTCGCCAGGTCATTCCATCGACCGCATCGACGTGAACGGGAATTATGAGCCGAGCAATTGCCGTTGGGCAACAGCCAAAGAGCAACTAAGAAACACTAGATTCAATCGGATGATAACCGCACGCGGAAAGACGATGTGCTTGGCTAGTTGGTGCGACATTTCTCCTGTATCGCGCAGCCTGATTAAGGCTCGTTTGAAACTAGGATGGAGCACGGAATCTGCAATCTTTACTCCAAAGCGCGGATCTCGCGCAGAGAGAGTGGGTAGTCCATGAAGAGAGATGCTGCGGCCTGTCTAGCCTCGTCCGCCAACTCGGCCCGACGGCGAGGCATGACGGCCACCGAAGCGCTGACGATTGTCGCGCAGGTATTTGGCGGGATAGTCGGCAAACACGGCGAGGTGACGGGCTGGATTAAGCCCGAGGACGAGCGCGCCGTGCGTAAGGTGCGCGCGAAGAAGGCGGACGACAAACAGGAGGCGAACGATGGCGACAAGTAGCATGGATCTTAAGACGCTGACGTGTGACTGTGGGCGCGAGCACCGCGATATTGCGTACACAGGAAAAGGCGACAGGTTCACGTGTGCGTGTAATACGATGTTCACGTCTGACGGTTTGCGCTGGCAAAAACCGAACGGTTTCTACGCGGCACGCTTTGTGACTGCGCCGAAGATCAACGGAGCCTTTTGCGGTAACTGTGGCGACGCGATCGTGTTTGGTCGCCCGCACGGTTGTTTGAATGACAATCTCGCATCCGCCCGCGCCGAGATCGAGCGTCTGACTAAGGCACTAGGCGAGGAACGGGCCGAACGAGAAGCCGAGCACATAGCCGCGCCGCCCCCTCGTTGCTCGATCTGCGGAAAAGAGACGACTTGCGGGTGCCGCGAGACCATCGGCCGCGCCTTCGCCTTCCTGTGCTCGCTCGCACCGCATTTCAACGCGCCAGCGCTGAGTCAACAGGGCAAACGGGAGCGCGAGGAGTTTAATGCTCTGGTCGGGGAGTTGAAGAAGGCGTTGCGTCCACAAGCAAACGCTGCCGATGCGTCTACGCGTTCGTTTGAGCCTACCTTGCCTTGGGGTTTGACGACGAAAACGCTGGGCGACTTCTATGCGAAGATCTCTAAGTTATATAACTGGGAGTACCCGAATGGCGGTGGAAAATGAAGCCACCAATCGTGTCATCTCGGGTCGCGTCAATGTGGACTGGGTTCTTTGTTTCAAGCGCTGGCTGGCTATATGGCTATGCGTATGGCCATCCGTGGGTGCCGTCGCGTCCGGCGCTGCGATTCTGGATGGCGGTCGGTCTTGTGGTTGTCCTGTTCGTGGTGTCAGCGCTTGCCGGTGTGCGCGAGAACAAAATCGCGAAAGGCGCCAAATGAGCGACCACCTCCACGACGACGCCAACGATGCGGCGATTGCGGCTGAGCGAGAGGCGAGGCAATGGCGAGAGAAGTACGAGACGGAGAGCCGAGAGAACGGAGCGCTCAGGGTAATTGTCCTCGTGCTCTTTGGTGGCGTGTTTTTGTCTTTGCATGGGTTTCTGTCAACGCTGGAGACAAAAGACGAAATCAACTCCCGTGTCGACGCCGTTCAGGCACAAGCCGACACCGCCACGCAGTTCAACCGCAGTTGTGCCGATCGCATTGTCGCCGCTGAGGCTGAAGGATCGTTACGCGGACTGTCGTACGGGCGCGTGATTCGCGACGAGCAACAGCGGACGATCGAGAGTTGCAAGGCGTTCTTTGACTTGGTGCGCGGCACGTATTTGGGAAAGCCATGAAGGTAAAGTATCAAGACATGGCGCCACTCGGTAAGATCATTGGCTTCCCCGTGGCTATGATTCTTGTGGCAGCGATCGGTTTGCTGGCGCTTCTTGCTTGGCTCACAGGCGGAAACGGGATCGAGAAATGACCACGTGCGCCTCCTGCCACCGCTCCGGCGACCTCTCGTGCTCGCGCTGCAAATCGCACGTCTGTTACGTCCACGCATGGTTCACGCCGAAGCGTACCGAGAAAGTGCCAGTCAACGCGTACGCGGCTCACGACGTGACGCACGATGAGCAAGTGTTGTGCTTGGGGTGTAGGGCGTAATGCGGATCTAGGTGGCAAGCGCGCGGTAACGGTTCTAAACCATGTGTAGATGAAACGTTCCTTTCCTTTGCACCGACTAGCGCCATGAAGAAGTGCGCTATCTGCTACAAAGACCCGATCACTTCGCACTGGAAGAATCCCACGGGCGGCAGGGCAGAACCTCAAGGCACGTCCGAATCAAACTGGGCGTGCGATACCTGTCTAGGAAAGAAGCAAAACCGTGGCTGGCGCAATACGCCGAGCGAAGAGGTATACGGCCTAGAGAGCGAAGAAGAGGTCGCGTCGGTTCCGGTTCCATCGAGCGAGCCGGGTCCGTTCGAGACGCCGCAGTCAATCGAAATCATGCGCCGATATTGTCTTGGTCAGACGCAGCGGGCCATAGCGTCGGACGTAGAAACCAGCCATTCGGTCGTAAAGCGGACTATCCGATATTGGAAGACTCATTATGGTTATTTTCTTAAAATGCTAAAGAAGTCGCTAGACAAGACGGGGAGCGTAATTCAGTGAGTACATCCTTGGGCCCCTTGTTAGTGTATTCCGTCCCCAGTATGGGGTTGCGAATCAGCGCATGCGTGAAGTTCCTATGGGACGAGTATCGCACCGCCGCTCAGTTCGCGCCCATGTGGGATCGGGCCGTCGAAAACGTAGAGTTGATCCGTCGCAAAGAACTGGCCGGTAATCTTCCGAGCCAGGACGATCTAGCCGGCCTGTCCCCCGTTTACAATCGCGGCGGTTCTCCCGCGCACTGGATGACACAGGTCGACGTTCCTGCATGGTTCATCCGTGACGAGCTCGGCATCGGCTCCAGCGTCAACGTGTACGACACGGCGCGAACGCTCGACAAGACGAACAAGAAGCGCCGCCGCGACTACGCTGATATGCTTCGCCGGCTGGCTGACGCGCGCAAGGTTCTCAAGCGGTCGTACTCGGTCTGATGGCGAGCAAAATTCGTCTCAAGATCAGTCACCGTCGCCCGAAGCCTCGCACCGAAGTCAAGCCGCTGACAGACCGTGAACGCGTGCGACCACCGAAGAAGCGCAAACGTTAGGACGACGGCAATGCAGTACGTGGTTATCGGCGTCCTGCTGATGGTCGCTTGGATACTTAAAGACGACTGCTAGCGGTGCCCAATGCCGTTCACTCGCGACCCTCTTAAGCGTCTCAGCAAAGACGAGGTCAAAGAGTTGACCGCGCTAGAGACTGCTATCGCGAAGCTGAACTTTAGACTCGGCGGCAAACTCTGCTGGTGCGGTAAGGCGTCATTTGACGACGAATGGTGCAGCGAGTGCAAACCGATAGCCTGATTGAGCAGCGGATCGCTGACGCCAAGAAGTTCGCGCGCGAGCGGCTTAATCAGTTTCTCGATATCCAACTAGCGGTCAGGCAAGACCACCTGTGGTTGTACTACACGATTGACGCGTGCAAGAAACTGCGAACCGAGCAGCAAGCGCGAAAGGCGGCGTGATGGAAGACAAGACGATCGACGCTCCGGTTGTTGTCTCGTCCTCTCCCGCGCCGTCCGCCAGTCCCGCGCTCGCCCCGATCGTCGGTAAGTTGCTCGCCAAGTCGTACCGCGTGATCCAAGAGCCGCACGCCAAGTCGCCGGGTAACGAGCCTACCGACATCATCGAAGTTGAGCTGTGCGCCCCGTACGAGGGAAATTACGACTGGTGCCACCCGATGGACGCGATGCGGTATCGAGTCGAGCGCAAGAACACTGTCGAGATGTTGCGACTGCTGGGGCTCAAGTAATGGCCAATCATCTCAACTCGGGCGCTCTTGCTGGCAACGCTAGTTACGGCGTGAGCATGTTCTCTTCGTTCTCGGTTTACGCCGCCAACGCGTCTACGGTGACGCTAACGGCCGGTGCAAAGACTGCGACGTACACCGTGGGTTCTAGCGGCGTGCTTACTGTGACCGATCAGGCTGACAGCGTGAGTTGCAATAACGCGTTCGTCGTGGTTGGGCTGGTTAGTACGACGGTTGACTGAGAATTGAAAGCAAGGCAACGAACATGGCAGCGAAACGGGGTAATCCGAACTGGGTAAAAGGGGGACAAAGCCCCAACCCAGGCGGACGGCCGAAGGCTGCAACTGAGTTGACGCAGGCGCTTGCTGGACTCGCCGTTGACGCCGCTGTGCGGCTCGCCGAGTTGATGGACAGCGCAGACGACAAGGTGGCGCTAGACGCTACCAAGTTCGTTATCGACCACGTCAAGGGCAAGGCGTCGCAGGCCATCACAGGAGCAGACGGCGCCCCGCTGATCCCAACCAATGACGAGCTTGAAGACCGACTTGCCGCGTTGGCTGCAATTGGCAGTCTCGATGACGCCGAGTCAACGGGCGAGCCTCACTGACGAAGAGAAAATCGCGCTTGGCCGTGCGCTCGACGAATATGAGCAGGCGCAGCGCTCGCAAGACCCGGTAGAGTTTTCAACTAACGTACTCGGGATCAAGCCGTGGTCAAAGCAGGCTCACATCCTGCGAATGATTGCCAAGCATGACCGCGTTGCTGTTCGTAGCGGTCATAAGGTCGGCAAGAGCACGCTAGCCAGCATCGCCGCCCTATGGTGGATGAAGCGATGGACTGACGGGCGCGTGGTCATGACGGCGCCGACCGGTCGTCAGGTACGCATCGTTCTCTGGCGAGAAGTGACGCGGCTGCACAAGCGAGCGCTCGTTTCAATGGGCGGCACGCTGCACAAACTCCCCGAACTCGGCTTACAGTACGACGACGGGCGAGAGATTCTAGGCTTTGCCACGGACGAGCCTGAACGCATTGCCGGCGTTTCGGGCGCTCACATACTGTACATCGTCGACGAGGGCAGCGGCGTTACTGAAGAGATATTCGAGGCAATCGAAGGATCTCGCGCTGGCGGCGCTAAACTGCTGGTGCTCGGCAACCCGACACGCACGAGCGGGACGTTTTATAACGCGTTCACGAGCGCGGCCGATGTCTGGTGTCACCTTCACGTCTCGAGCGAAGACAGCCCGAACGTAACAGGGGAAGCGAACATCCCCGGCCTCGCAACGCCGCAATGGGTCGAAGAGAAGCGGCAGGAGTGGGGCGAGGAGTCGCCGCTCTATCAGGTGCGCGTGCGGGGCAACTTCCCGACGCAGGCCGAGAACGCGGTTATGGGCCTTGCGCTAGTCGAGGCGGCTCGCGAGCGGTACGAGGACACTGCAGAAGACGGCCCGTTAAGCATTGGCGTTGACGTGGCGCGCTTCGGCGATGACGAGACAGACATACAGCCGGTGCGCGGTTACAAGGCGCTACAGGCCACGGTATTGCGTTCTATGGATACCGTAGACGTTGCCGGACGCGCACTCAAGGTCGGCCGCGAACTCGCTCGACCTGGCGAACGTCCGGTGTTCAAGGTCGACGTGATTGGCGTAGGCGCTGGCGTTGCCGATACCCTGCGAGCGAACGGTGCCGACGTAATCGACGTGAACGTGGGCGAGTCGGCGAACGACGATAATTACTCCCGGCTTCGTGACGAACTTTGGTTCGGTCTGCGCGACTGGCTGAAAGACGGCGGCGCGATTCCTGACGACGGCAAGTTGCAGGCTGACCTTTTGGCGCCGACGTATAGCTTCCTGCCAACGGGAAAAATCAAGGTCGAGTCTAAAGACGAGATCAAGAAGCGGCTGAGCGGGCGCAGCCCCGATCGCGCGGACGGGTTGGCATTGGCTGTCTATCCCGGTCGCGGGGTCGCCGAGTTCTCTGACGTACAATGGAAGCCGGCGCGGAGGACGTTCTAGCATGAGCAACGCAGACCGCGTTTTTCAGAAACTAGATGAGCTTCGGGCGCGCGTCACGATGCGCTCTCCCGATCCAACTGCTAACGACTGGCTTAGAGAACTCACCCGATCGGTCTGCGAAATTCAGGTCATGGTTGACGATCTGAAGGCGGACGTAGAGCGTGGACCAGATCCGCGTCTGCTCAGCGGTCAGTGAAGAAATACCCACCCGTCTCATTCTACCCCGCGCCTAACGCCAATCCCGAGCGCGTGGTTGCCGTCGAGCAAATCGGCGGGCTGTACGAAGTCACGACCGAGCATCAGGGTACGCGTTGCATCTACCACCGTTGCCGGGCTGGTTATGCGGTAGGTGACGAGGTTACGGCACCGATTCGGTCACACCGTAAGACGATCATCCCGAAGCGGTGGTCGCCGTTTGATGGGCAAGAGGACGATTAGCCCGATAGCAACGCCGGCCTTGAGCCGGGACGAACTATCGGCAGACCTGTCACGTTAAGAGCCATCGAGGTTGTCGCGAGAGCGGCAGTGCATCGCACGTAATCCTCTTGGAAGTCTGACGTGGATTGAGGGCGGTTTCCCGCGCCGGGGGTCGAACAGGGAAGTTTTTATTGCGGGGTAGCTCAGCCGGCAGAGCAGGCGCCTGTTAAGCGTCAGGTCGCGGGATCGTTCCCTGCCCCCGCAGCCGGCCGCTGGTAGCGCCAGGACACCTCTATTCGTTGAGTCGACGCAGCGGATAGAGGGGCCACATCTTTTTACCTGACCACATTGGGCCTAAGCGCGCCCGCGAGGAATAGCGCATGGCCCTTTGGTCCAATTGGTTTCGACGTTCACAGGCGCAGGCGGTCATTGTTCAGCCGCAAGCGGGCGCGGGTAGCTTAGACGGCGTCCTTAAGCAATGGCTTAACCAGGACGCTTACAAGGGCACGGGCGCGCAGTTTGACGAGACGGCGCCCCCGGTCGAGCTTCCGATCTACGGCGCCCCGCCTGCGGTACTGATTTCGGCGGTTCAGGCGGCGATTCTACAGCTCGAGCAAGGCGCGTTCTACGCCTCGTCCTATCTCGCCGACGGCATGACGCGCGACGAGCGTATCGCCGCCAAGAGCGAGGAGCGCATTGACCGCGTTGTCGGCGCTGATCTGGACCTCGAGCCTGGCAAGGAAACCGCGAAGGGCCGCAAGGTAGTCGACGACTTCAAACTGGCTCGCAGTAAACTCATCCCCGCGTACCAGCAAGCGGACCTGATGCGTTACGGGCTGTGGTTGTCGGTCGGTATCGCGCAGATCATGCCGAGTTCGCTCGACCCGAGCTCGCCGCCTACGTTTCAAGTCTGGAACCCGCGCAATCTTCGCTATGACCAGCTTTTGCGCCGTTATCGCCTCGTTACGCAGAACAAAGGCGAGATTTCGTTAGAATTTGTCAACGGCGTTGACTATTCAGACGGCGCGTTCTCTTGGAATGGCGACGAGTACCAGCCCACGCGCTGGATCGTGTACGAGCCCTTCGGTCCACGCGGCTGGTTGCACGGCGCCAAGATTCGCTCGCTGATTATCCCGTTCTGCATTCGCTACTGGTCGCGTACGTGGTGGGCTCGCTATCAAGAGGTTCACGGCCAGCCGATTCGCGCTGGCATCATCCCGGCCGAACGCAAGCCGAAAGATGAAGCGCTGTTCCTTGCGCAATTGTCCAATCTCGCGCACGAGGCGGTTATCAGACTGCCGCAGGGAGAAGAGGGCAACAAGTTTGACGTGAAGTTAATCGAGGCCGCTGCCAACTCATGGCAGGGGTTTCAGCAGTTGTTAGCGCATTGCGACGACTCGATCGCGATCACGTTCCTGGGCCAGTCGCAGAGCACGAAGGGGCAGGGCGGACTCGGCACGCAAGAAGATGCGGGCGAATCCACGATGGTTCGCATCAGCCGCCGCGACGCGCTCATTGGCACCATCCTACGCGACCAGCACTTGAAGGCGTGGGCACAGGACCATTACGGCGACGCCGATTGCGCTCCGTTCCTGAACTTCCAGGTTGCGCCGCCCGAGGACGATAACAAAGCGGCCAAGACGCTGTTGGCCATCGGTCAAGCGCTCGTCCAGTTCAAGGCAGCAGGGGCGCCGCTCGACATGCGCGCGACCATGGAAGAGGCGGGGCTGAAGGTTCTCAGCGAAGCGGATCACCTCAAGCAAAAGCAGCAAGCGCTTGAAGACGCGCAGGCGATGTTGACCGCGACTACGCCCGAGGAAAGCACCGACGATGAATCAGACCAAGAAGACGATGCCGGCGACGATGGCGCCCCAAGCGGAAAAGCGCGACGAGGCAAAGCCAAACGGACCCGAAAGCGCAGCGCGAGTTAGTAAGCGCGTGCCGTACACCATCGGGCCTAACGGACGTCGCAAGGCCCTCCGCAACCCGGTCGCGAGTTAATCATGAGCAAAGCGGCTCCTAAGAACGCAGATGCGCGGATGGCGCTGGCGCATGTCCTGACGCAGCCGCTTGCCATCAATGAGCAGTGGATCGAACTGTTCAAGGGCTACGCCGCTAACCCGCAATCGATTCTCGACTACGCCAACGACGCGCAGCGGAACAAGAACGAAGAGACGGTTACGTACGGCGCTTGTGTGCTCGACGTTAGCGGACCGCTGTCGAAGGAAGACACGGGCTGGTCGTGGCTATTTGGCGGCACGTCGTACGCGCAGATTCGCCACGAGCTCGACGAGGCGCTCGATACCGGGTTGCCGGTCGTCCTAAACATCAATAGCCCTGGCGGCGACGTATACGGCGTCTCTGAGTTGGCCGACTACATCTTGGCGGCTCGAGCCAACGGCGCACAGATTGACGCCTATATCGCAGGGCAGGGTGACTCTGCTGCGTATTGGATTGCGAGCGCGTGCGGCAAGATCACGATCAACGCCTCGGGTGAAGCCGGCTCGATTGGCGTCCGTTGCGTGCTGGTTGACGCGTCGAAGATGGAAGAGGCGCTAGGCATCTCCGTCTATGACGTGGTTGCCGATCAGTCGCCGCTTAAGGTCGTAGACGCGTCGAGCGCCAAAGATCGTGACCGCGTCAAAGCGCAGATGACTTCGTTTGCGTCGGTGTTTGTGGATTCGGTCGCCAGGGGTCGCGGGGTTTCGGTTGCGACCGTGCTCAGCGAGTTCGGCAAGGGCGACGTGATGGTTGGCCAGGCGGCGGTTGATGCCGGGCTCGCCGATGAAGTGGGAACTCTCGACAGCGTTCTAGCGGCGCTGACTAACTCAACGGAGACAATGAACATGAGTGTTATCAAGGGCGCCGTGCAGGCTCCTGCGGCTCCTGCCGCGAACGTTGCGAACGGTAAGTGCAGCTCGTGCAAGACCGAGATGGGCGATAGCGCGCCGATGTACTGCAAGAAGTGCATGAACGACGACGATGACGACGCGGACGCCAAGAAGGCGCACACGTTTCATGCGTCGGTCATGGCGCTGCTTGGCGAGGCGGACGAGTCGAAGGCGATTGGCCTGCTCGTTGGTATGAAGGCTCAGGCCGCGAAGTGCTCGGATCTCGAGTCGCAGATTGCGGCTATCCGCAAGGAGCAGGCGCAGACCGAGGCCAAGGGCGCGATTGACGCGGCTTGCGCTGACGGTCGCGTTACGCCGTCCGCTCGCGCCGAGTTTGAAGCGCTGTACGCGGAGCATGGCATGTCGGCTCTTTCGGCCGCGCTCAAGGTCTTGAAGCCTGCCGCGCCCGTCGTGCTGCCCGCCGATGACAAGAAGGCCGCCGAGGCTGCGAAGTCTTCGCCGTCGGTTGTCCCGGCGTTGCCGCAGTCGTTTACCAAGGAACAGCTTGAGGTCTTCCGCGTGACGGGCATTACGCCTGAGCAGTACCTTGCGCAGAAGTCGGCCCTCAAGAAGCATATCAACGGCGGCGAAGACAAGTAGTCGCCCGCGTTCTAGTCCACCAACTCAATCAACTTACGGCCTCGATCGGTGCGCTCTCACGTAGAGCCCAGCGATGGAGTGCCATAGGAGTTTTTCAATGGCTCTCTCTGCTGCTCGTAATACCACCCCCGTTGGCGCTGGCGGTCTCGCCCCGCTCCTGTCGTGGGCGATTGCTGATAACGTCAAGTGCTACGAAGGCGGCGTTGTCGTTGCCTCGGCTGGCTATGCCCAGCCCGCGACGGCGGCGACTGGCCTTACCTGTCTCGGCGTTGCGCTCAAGACGGTTGACAACACCGTTTCGGGTCACACGCTCGGCGCGCTCCAGGTGCCGATCCAGCGCGGTCAGTTCTGGCTTGCGAACTCGTCGGCTGGCGACGCGATTGCGGCCGCCAACCGTGGCGCCCCTTGCTACCTCGTCGACGATCAGACGGTTGCGTTGACCGACTCGAATGGTACGCGTTCGCTCGCGGGCACCGTCATTGACGTGTCGAGCACGCTCGGCGTCCTTGTCGAACTCGGCGTGTCGACGCTGGATGCGCCGCAGTACGCGCCTCAGTATCCGCAGTTCATGTACGTTATCAACGTGCCGGCGCTGTCGGCGCTTGCTAACGCGCAGTCGCTCAAGTTTACGCCCGGCATCGCCGGCCGTCTTCTGAAGGCGCAGTTCAACGTCACGACTGCGGTCACGACTGGCGCGAAGGCTGCGACCCTGACGCCGAAGATTGCCACGGTTGCTACCACGGGCGGCGTCATGTCGCTGACCTCGGCCAACTGCACCCCGATTGGCGCCGAAGTCGACGGCACCGCGATCACGGGCGCCAACACCTTCACGGCGGCGCAGCAACTCAGCGTCGATGTGTCGGCGGTGACGGCATTCATTGAAGGCGCCGGGCAGATCGTTCTCACGTTCGGCTAGTCCCAAGTAACCCGATCACAAAACACGCGGCGCAACACGCGCCGTAAACGCTCATGCCGCTTCTCGAGCGCCGAAGCCCCGACGGGTTTCGACGCTGGTTAGGCGGCGAGGAGAAGTACCGTGCTGATTACCCCTGCGTCCCTTGACGCGCTTTTCATTTCCTTTTCCCAGAATTTCGCTCAGGCGTACATGACCGAGCCGACGCCGCTCACTGACGCGGTTGGTTTCCGCGTCCCGTCGAACACTCGCGATCAGCGCTACCCGTTCGTGCAGTCGCTCTCTGGAGCTATGCGCAAATGGGATGGCGGCGAGCGCTACTTTAACAACGTGGTCGTGGATGGTTTCGTGGTCACGAACGCGAAGTGGGAGAACTCTCTAGCTATCGAGCGCACCGACATCGAGGACGATCAGTACGGCGTCTATAGCTCGATGCTGATCCCGAACCTCGCGCGTCATGCCAAGTTGCTCAGCGACCAGAAGATCGCCGATCAGATCAACGCCGGTAACTCGACGCTGTGCTACGACGGTCAGAACTTCTTCGCCACTGGCCACCCGGTTGACCCCTCGGTCACTGGCGGCGCCACGCAGTCGAACAGCATCACGGGCGCGGCGTTCTCGGGCACTGCGCTCGCGAAGGCTCAGGCGACCATGATGGGCTTCCTTGGCCCTGATGGTCTGCCGATGGGCAACTACGGCGATACGATCCTCGTGCCGCCGTCGCTGAAGTACCAGGCCGACATCATCGCGAACAGCACGTTCTTCCCCGAAGTCAAGAACGGATCCAGCAACGCGGTCTTCGGCTCGACGGCGAACCCGTGGAAGGGTCAGTACAACGTTGTTTGCTCGCCGTGGCTCACCGACACGGGCGACCCGTCGACGGCGATCTGGTACCTGCTCGACTGCCGTTACCCGAATATGCGCCCGTTCTTCTGGCAGTCGCGCGAGGAGGCTCAACTCGTGAGCCTGACCGACCCGGCCAATACGGCGGTCTTCTTCCAGGACAAGTTCTACATGGGCGCCCGCTCGCGTGGCGCTGCGTCGAACGCGCTCTGGTTCAAGGCGTGCCGCTGCGCACCCTAGTAGTTGAAATCGTTACCTAATCAATACAGCGCAAGGGAGTAACCGTGTCGCAATCGCAATACGCTACTCCTTTGCAGCTTCAAGCGCTCGCGATCTCGCCTGCAACGTATCAACGATTCGAGCAAGCATCCCCCGGTTGCTCGGTTGCTGCGTTGCAGGCGGCCTCGTCCATCGCTGATTCATATCTCCCGTCACAGTTCACGTTGCCGCTTCAAGTCTCGCCGCAGGGCTGGGACATGAGCCTAACGATGAACGTATGCTGGATCGCCGCTTGGCTTCTTTATAACCAATTCGGGTTCAACCCCGGCGCTCCCGTCGATGATCTGATTACGAAGCGCTACGAGTCGTCTATCCGATGGCTTGAGCAGATCCGCGATAAGTTGATCTTTCCGCAGTGGACCGACGCCGCGCCTGCTGGCCTCGAACCCGAGCAAGGTCCGTACGTGGTCAGCGATTCTCCGGTGGGCTTCACACTGCGCGGCATCACGAGCAACCCGTCACAAGGGCAGTACATCAACGGGCCGTTTCCGTCGGGTACTACGTCGCAGGTTGCGGCACTGGACGCGACGGATAGCGATGACGACTGATGAGCGGTACGGGTCGCATTGCCGATCTAGTGCGCAAGTTGAGCGCGCTATCGCAGCCGCAGTTTAGGCTCGGGCTGTCGCAGCGGCTTTCGCAGGAAGCGCCCAAGCTGTACCGCCAAGGGTTCGTGCGACAGTCCGACCCGTACGGCAAGCCCTGGGACAAGTCGAAGAAGGCAACGGGCAGGACGCTTATCAACACTGGCTACCTCATCGCGTCGGGCGAGACTCAGACCGTTACTGATAACGGGTTCAAGTTCCGCGTCTACGCCCCATACGGCATCTTTCACCAATTCGGTACTTACAAGATGCCGCAACGGATGATTGTACCGCATGCTCCGATGGGGCTCGGCAACTGGGGTCCGGTCTTCACGCGTGTTGCAGGTAGTTACGTGCGCGAGCTAATGCGCTAATGGCTGGCGCCCTCAAAACGCTGTACGGCGCGCTTCAGCAGTCGCAGTACATGGCCAGCAACGGTGTCGCCGTCCTGTTCGGCGAAGAGTTCATACGCAATCAGACGTTCGCGTGGCCGGCTATCGTCATGGTCCCGCGTGCTGGCGATGCTAGCAACCAGCCCGGCTATATCAAGAACCTGCCCCAAGACACAGAGATGATATGGGGCGTTGTCGAGCAAATCGACTACTACTGCTTCAATCGCGACATTGATCCGCAGGCGCAGCCGATCGATCACGCAGACGCGTGCGAGACGTTGCGGCAATGGCTCCTGTGCGCTTTGCAGGACCAGCGCGCGCAATGGGACAGTTACGGCGCCGTTGCCTTTGGCGGGTTCTATAAGGCGAGCGGTGAGCGCTGGGCGACTGACGCCGATGCGTTGGTGCGCGATGGCCGCTGTCTGATCGTGACAGCGTCGTTTGAAATCTCGGTTCCGTCTCTACCGAACGCGAACACGCCGGACGCAACGATCGAAACCGTCACGGTCAACAGTTCGATCTAGTTCTCAATCCACTTTCAGACCGCGATCGGTACGCGCGAGGAGACTCGTGCTTAGCGATGGCGGCCCGAGGTATCAATGTCTCTTCCGGGCGTCACGCTCAATGTATTAGACGGCTCTCTTGGTTTGCAGCCGGGGTCTAATCAGCAAGTTCTCCTGTGGCTCGGCTGCTCGCTGGCTGGCACGCCGAATACGCTCTATTCGTTCGGCGACACGGGGACGAGCGGCGGCACGCTTGTCGGCGGCGAGCTCGCGGAGGCCGTTGGCTATTCGCTGAACGTCGCGCCTGGGCTCGCGATGGCGATGCCGCTGCCGCCTACTACTCAGGGCGGCGTCGGTAGCGTCTCGCACGTCGGCACTGGTGCAGGCGCAATCGCGGTCACGATCGCGCCGCATGTGGCGATCACGATCACTTGCTCGACAAGCGGCACGCTCGGCACTGCGGCGTTTACGTTCCAATTGGGCAGCGGCGCGGTCTCTGCCCCGGTTGTTTCGGTGTCTGGCTGGTCCTCGACTGGCTATCGCGTTCCCGGCACCTACTGCACGGTCGTGTTTACGGCCGGCTCGTACGTCGGATCGGGCACCGTCGATATCTACTCGATCTCGACCCTCGGCGCGATCACACATCCGCAAGGCGCCGGCCCTGCCGTCCCGACGATTACGTGCTCCCCCGTCGATTACTACAGCCCCGTCATCACGATCACGACTGGCGGCGCCGTTGGTACCGCTGTCTTTACGTACGCGCTCGACGGCGTGAACATGTCGCAGAACATCGTCACCGCCAGCTCGTATGCGATCCCTAACACGGGACTGGTGCTGGCGTTCTCCTCGACGTTCGTTAAGGGCGACACGTACAGTTTCCAGTCTGCCGGCCCGACGTTCGCGAGCGGCGACTTGACTACGGCGCTGACTGCGCTCGAGGGCTCGCTGCTGTCGAGTGCGTTCTACTCACAGATCGCGGTCGTGGGCTCCGTTGCCAGCGCTGCCGCGTGGGCTACTCAAGTCGCGTCGCTCGAGACGGCGGCTGGCAACCTCGCGGGCAACGGCGTTTACGTCAACTTCTACGCGGGGGGCCCCACTGTTGGCACCGTGCTCCCGAACGCGGGCAGCATCACGGTTGACGCGGCGGACACGGACTCGGTTGTCATCGCGGCTCGCGGCGGCATGAACGCCAAGGACGTTGTCCCGTGCGCGGGTGATTGGCTCATGACCTCGCCCGTCAGCGGTTTGAACTTCCGTCGTAATGCGCTGTGGGCGGCAGCGGCTCGTTCGGCGTCGGTTGCGGCCAGCGAAGACATCGGCGCTACTGCCGACGGCTCTATTGCTAGCGCGATCAGCCTGTACCGCGACGAGAACGCTACGCCCGGCTTCTACGCGGCGGGCATCACGTGTCTGCGTACGTTCTCCGGTCTTGGCCTCGGCGGCATCTACGTCACGCGTGGCCTTACGGGCGCGTTGCCGACCAGCGACTACTTCCCGCTCGCTAACGAGCGCGTGATCAACATGGGTTGCGCCATCGCCCGCGTGAACGCGTTGCCGTACGTGAACTCGAAGATCCCGACCCAGGTCCGCAACGGCATTGCCGGCACGATTCGCGAGGACGCCGCGAAGAAGATCGAAGCCAAGATCACCGGCGCGCTGCTCGCGGGGCTCGTGCAGACATCGCCGCAGAACGCGGTAAACGCTACGTGTCAGGTCACGCGTACTAACAACCTGTTCACGACGCAAAACCTGATTCTCACCATCGCGATTCAGGGATTCAGCTACGCCGTTACTGTCACCGTCAACATCGGTCTTACCGCGCAAGCGTAGTCCCTCGCTTTCAATCCCATCTCTTTTCTACCTCTGAGCGCGTTACCGCGCGGAGTAACCTGTTATGCAGCAAACTCAGATCAACGGGTCGCGCTATTCTTTTACCGACGTCACCGTTGAAGGCGAGACGGCCCCGAACTACGGCGGCATTCCGTTTGTCATTCCGAAGGGCGTGTTGCAGTCGATCAATTGGACTGGCGCGCAGGACGCGGGAATCGTCCAGGGCAACCAGATCAGCATGGTCGGCCGCACTGACGGCTACGGCGTCGGCACCGGCGACATGGAATTGCTCCTGAGCGAGTGCGACGACTTCTTCGCCACGATCACGGGTAACGGCGCCTTTCCGGTCATGTCGGTCTATTTCAACTTGCGCGTTACCTCGAGCGTCAACGGGTCTGACGTGCGCCTGTCTTCGATCGTTGGTATCAAGATCACGAACGTCGAAGCAGGCAACACCAAGGGCAACGACGCCAGCACGCGCAAGATGAGCCTTTCGATCGCTCAGGTCTACGAGAACGGTATCGCGCTGTGGGGTGATCCGCCTCAGCAGTAACCGCCTCGTAGCCTTCGCTTCTCTCCTGCCCGGCGACGCGTTCGCGTTGCCAAAGGAACCCCACCATGCAGCCTTCCGACGATGTTATCGCCCGCATCAAATCCCAGTACCCCGACCGTCCGCTTTCGCTGATAGAAGCCATCAACGGCGACGATTCCGTGCTGCATGTCGTGCTCACGGGACCGCTGCGCCATGAGTACAACGACTTCTATAATCAGTTACTCAAAGCAAGCGAGATGAAGAACGCGGGTGACAAACTGGTCGCGTCGCGCAATGCGATTGAAGCGGCCGTGTTGAATCAGGTGCGCTGGCCTGACAAAGACGACGTCAAGCGCGCATTCGAGAACCGCCCGCAGATGATCGACGCGTTCGCAAAGACGCTCGAAGACCTCAGCGGCGCCAACATCGAGCTCCGCGCAAAAAAGCTGTAGACCTCTTCGAACACGCGCGGGCGCTAGACGGTCACGGGCTCAGCGTCGCGGCTCGCTGCTTAGCAGCAGCAGAACGCGGCGCTGATGCACTGGACTCGCTAACGCCTGACGAAGAGGCGGGCTTCATGATTCGCGCGCATATGTACCACTTCATGATTGCGGACCATACGAAACGGTGAGAGATGGCAGCCGAAGCGTTTGATTTTGACCTTCGGCTCGTCGATGCGGTTACCGCTCCTGCAAAGCGCATGGCCGCCGCCGTGGCCAGCATCGAGCAGAAGGCAAAGAAGACTCAAGCGGCGCTCGACTTCGGCAAAGAGATATCGAAGGCCGAGCAGAACCTAAAGCGCCTGACGATCGACCCAAAGGGATTCGTCGAGCACAAGAAACTGCTCAAGGAACTAGGCGAGAAGCGAAGCAAGTTGCTCGAGGGCGCCGGCCTCAAGGGCGAATCGTTCGGCGAGTCGATCAAGAAGTCTCTTGGCGTCGGACGCATCGCTACAGGCGCGTTCCTTGGCGAACTCGCGGCCGAGGGCGTTTTTAAGATCGTCGAGGGGTTCGCCGAGGGCGCAAAGGCCGCCGTCGAGATCGTCACCGAAGGCGTCAAGAAGGGCTTCGAAGAGGCAGGAAAGCAGCAAACGCTGCGCATCGGCGAAAAACTGTCGCTCGGCAAGGGCGCGGGAGAGTTCCGCGAGGACACTGGCCGCTTCTCAAAGTTGACCGGCTTTGACGATGACGCGATCCGTTCGCTGCTATTGCCGCTGCGCCGCGCAGGGTTCAATCAGCAAGGCGCCAGGACCGCGTTTGCAGCGGCTTCCGATGTTGCGGCAGGCGAAGGGCGCGGCGGCGATCAGGGCCGCGTAAACGAGCTGCTGAGCGGCTTTCAAGACATCTTCCTAAAGGGCGGTGTCGGCGAAAAGAAGTTGGTTGGCCTCGGCGTCGACGCCAAAGAGTTCTACGCGAACCTATCGAAGCAACTGAAAATCAGCCCCGATACGGCCAAAAAGCGCGCCGAAGAGGGCAAGATTGACCGCCAACTGTTGCTTAACGAGGTTTATCGCGGGATCGAGCGCAAGCAGGGCGGCAAACTCGGCACGGGCTCTATCGAGTAC